TGCTGCCCGCGGCCTCGAGGAACTTCTGCACCCCGGGGGCGTTGCGGAGCTTGAACTTCGCGCCGGGTTTGAACTTGATCCGCAGGTTAGTCATCGCCGAACTCCACCATCACCCACATGCCGTCGGCGAACACCCCGAGCAGCTCCGAGCGGTCCCAGATGCACAGGTTGTTGTAGTCCTCCTCGGTGGAGAACCTCGTCCCTGCGGGGAACTCGTGAACCGCTTTGGTGGTGTGGACTCGGATCACGAACCCTCCTCGGACACCAACGCCACCGAGAACGCTCCCAGCCGGTAGGGCCGAAGACGCATCTTCAGGGCGTTGGTCAGCCACGGGCCTTCGCTGGTCGCGGACTCCTCACCGACTTTCACCGGCAAGGATTCTTTGATCACGTTGTAGCCGTTGACGCCGTAGTCGGCGGTGTTCGTGGCCGGCTTGGCGTAGACAGCGACGACCATAGTGGCGGCTACCCGGGCCACCGCCCCCGGCACGGGGCTGGGGGTGTAACCCAGGTAGCCGACCACCAAATCGGAGGCTTGGTCGAGAAGGTTCTCCACCGTCGCCGATTCCGCCGATGTCAACCCGCGCCCGAGGGCGGCGGTCACGTCGGCGGTGGTCGCCAGAGCCACTAGCTGCCCGAGTTCACCACAGCCGAGACCGGGGTCTTGGCCGCACCGAGGCTGGTGGCGTGCTTGCCCAGCACGTAGGCATAGCGGGCCTTGAACCGCAGGGCCACCATGTCGCGCTCGGCGAGGTTGATCGACCCGACGGTGGCCTGGTCGAGGAACTTCACCGTGATGTCCTGGCGGACACCGATGCGGATGCGGCTGGAGTCGGCCACCAGGGCCTGAACCCCGGCGCCGGTCCACGCGCCGTTGCGGTTGAGCACGGTGTTCATGCCCGCGAAGGACTCGTCGCGCCACGCCGGCAGGCCCTCGCCGTCACGGATGTTCGCCACGTCGTAGCGGAACGTCAGCGGGGCGATGAGAGTGTCGGGCTGGAACCCGGCCTCGGCGACCTGCCGCGCGGACTGCATGATCGCACCCGGCAGGTCGGCGACGTTGGCGTCACCGGTGACATGGGTGATGGTCTGCGAGGCGGACGAGGCGGCCGAGTACACGGCCTCCGACACCCACGACGCGGGCTTGCCGGTGCCGAACAGCACCGCCTGGTCGAGCTTCTTGCCGATGGCCTCACCGGCGCGGGCGGTGACCTCCTCGAGGACCGGTGCGGTGGCGTCAGCGAGCACGTCCTCATGCACCGGAACGATGCACGCCAGCTCCTCGACGACCATCGTCAGGTCGGCCCAGTTCACCTCGGTGGTCGGCTTGACACCCGAGGAGTCCGTCGCCGACTCCGACACCCACGACGCCTCCGGCAGGGTCGCCAGAACGGGCAGGTGGGTCAGCTTGGTGCCCAGGTTGACGGTGGGGAACGCCTGCAAGACGCTCGACCCCGCCACGGCGGCGGCCAGCAGCGTCTGACTGTAGGCTTCCTCGATTGCGGTGGAAACATCCAACCGATTGATATCGGCCATTTCTTTTTGCCCCTTTCAAGAGCACAGATTGGTTTGTTGCGGATTTATCCGGAGCGAAGACTCCGAAGCAGTCCCGCAGCTTTCTCTTTCGGATCGACCCGGCTATCGGAGCCGGTTGCACCCGATTTCAGCGAGCTGGGCTTCGGGCGCTGCTGTTTGGCGAGTTCAGCGACCTCGGCGAGGTAGTCGTCGGCTGACGCCTCCAACTCCTCCGGGGTCGTTCCGCTGATGCGGTGCGCGGGCACACCCTTCTTCGACGCGATCTGGGAGCGCAACGTGTTGAACCGTTCGCCCTCCAGTTCCTTCTCCAAGGCTGAAATCCGCTCCAAATGCTTCTCGGTGTCGGTTTTCGCGGCCTGCTGGATTTCGTCGAACTGTTCGGCTTTCGCCTTCAGATCGCTGTAGTCGGCGTACTTGGCACGCTCACGGGCGATCCTGGCGCTGACCCGCTTGTCGAATTCGTCCTGCGAGGTGATGGGGTCGAAATCCATCTCCGCAGAATCAGAACTCATGTCCTCGCTCATAGACTTCTCCGTGTTTCACAGCCCCGTCGGGCTTGTCCGTTGATTTGTTCACCGCCCCCGTCGGGGCGGACCACCCATTGACCGCTGGGTGTCAGCGTGAAGCGTTAAGTCGCATCTGGTTGACGATGTCGTCGAGGTTGCCCCCGGCTTGGGCGCGGGCGGTGTTGTACTCCTCGAGCCAGCCCTGCACATAGTCCGGTGGGGTCCACTGGTCGCCGTCGCGGATGGGCACGGCCATGCAGTTGCAGTTGTCGTGGCCCTTGATGGCGTTCTCCGCCGAGCGGTACACCGCCTCCCGGGTCGCCAGCACCCGGCACCAGGGGCAGGCGTTGGCCGAGGCGTAGCGGGCCCACCGCACCCCTTCGCGTTGCGCGTTGGACACCACCGTCTCCCGCGACAGGGTGAAGATGTGCCGTTCGGTGGAACCCACCGCCGCCTGCAAAGGATCGGTTTGGGTGAACGCCCACCCCACCGACTTCGACAGCACCTCGGCTTGGGGGATGGGGGCGGGGATCGCCGCGAACGGCTGAGACGGGTTCAACCCGAAATACCATTCCGCGGTCAGGGTGCCGGCCGCGGCGAGCAGCGGCCCGATCAAGTCCGGGTACAGCAGCTTCAGGGTCGCGATGTCGTTGCGGTCCCACACCTGCGTCAACGCCGCCGCGCCAAGAACCCCCAACCTGCTCAGCAGGGATTGAAGGTTCTCAACCTCAGTTTGTGACGGCACCGTTGTTCATACCCGTGGGCGCGTTCGGCAACTGCCCGCGCAGAACATCCACCAGGGAGCTGGCCTGGGTGCGGCGCACCGCGTCCTTCACCGACTGGGCTTTCTGCTGAGTCACTCCGGGAACAAGTTCGATCAGCTCGTCAATCGGCACACCCGACTGGGCGAGCTTGGTGATGCCGTCCACGATGGCGCCGAACGCGCGGGCTTCGGTGTCGCGCCACTGCACCTCAGAACTCAGATCCTGCGCGGTCGCCCGATCTCCCTCGATTTCGGCGGCCAGCCGGAACGTCTGCTCCCACGACTCCCCGAACGAATCTCGCTTCACCTGCAGTTTTCTCTGCTGATTGGCCTCGCTCGCCGCCAAAGCCTCCGCCGAGAGGTTGATCATCTTCCCCGTCACCTGGGCGGGGGAAATCTGGGCGGCCATCGCGATGTGGTTCATGATCTCTTCGAGAACCGAGTTGTACTGCTCCAACGCCGCCGGCGGGAAGGAGTTCACCGACACATCCGGGTCCTCGAACGCCCACACCCGCCGCGCCGAGGCCCGCAGCACGTCCGCCGCCGCCCCCGACCAGCCGGTGATCACCTTCTGCGGGTGCGCCCCGAACCTCGAGGCCAGCATCCGGTCGAAGTTCACCGAGTTCAGCGCCCGCTGCATCCGGATCAGCGGCTCGATCTCGCCCACGATCATGTCGTCGGCGTCTCGGGCGTTGACGAACCGGATCACCGGGCACACCGACGCCCCGTGCGGGATCGGGTCGCCGATGTCGGCGATGTTCAACGACCGCAGAATCCCCGTCCGGTACTGGTCGAACGTCGAGGTGGGAATCTCACCCAAGTCAATCGGGTAGATGTACTCCTCGTCATACAGCACGGCTTTCCAGCGGGGGTTGGCGTTGCTGGAGTCCAGCCACTGCTCGAAGGCGTACTGCGGCCACAAATCGACCTGCGGGTCCTCATACACCGCCAACAGTTGCCGCGGCGAGCGGGTCTTCCAGATCGAGCCGTTGTCCCCGCCCACCACGATCACATACGACACCCCGTAGGTGATGGCCGGCCGGTGAACCTCCGCCTGGCGGGCGTCCATGCGGTTGCGCTGCCAAATCTGCCACGCCGGGGCGTTCTCCCGGGCCAGCGAGTTGCGGAAACCCACCACCGACAGATTCTGGGTGAACGAGTCCCGCACCAACCCCAAAACGTTCTTCACCGAGAGCCGCGCCAAGTCCTTGATCTCAGCCTCAGCACCCTCAGGCACCTCCGGAACACCCTTCGTGCCGGTGACATAGCCGTAGATGTTGTCCAGATAGGTGCGCTCATCCAAGTGCAGCAGCCACATGTCTGCGATCACCCGGCGCACGCCGTCGTCATCCAACACCGCGCACCTCCTCTACACGAAGCATGCTTTTCCTGTTCTCGCCCGCGGCTTCTCGGCCACCTCAGAGCTTGTCAACCCCCACAGCGCCAACGTCGCCGCCGTGACGGCGGTGATGTCGGATTCGCTGTCCTTACGGGACCATCCGAAACCGGAATCCCCGATCTTGCGTTTACGGGCCGCGCCCAACGCCGAGTTCAGCAAGGGCTGATCCAGGTGAGCCAACTGCCCATCCATGACCGCGTCGTAGAAACCCCCGAACGCCGCCGCCATCTGACGCGCCGAGGTGACCGTGACCGTCAGGCCGCGCTGACGCAAAGGATCGACCAGGCTGAACGCCGCCGACGCCCCATCAACCACCACCGCCCGCACATCGTGGCGGGAACAGATGTCCACGAAGCGTTGAACACCCCAATCGGGTTCGCCGCGGCGGGACTCCACCACATCCACATACGGCACACCCTCAGCGGTCCACGACGCCGACGCTATCGTCGCCGTCGAACGATCCGGCGACACATCCAACGCCACCGCCACCTCACCGCCGGCGTCCACCAGATTTGGGCGGGCCAACACCTGCCACGAATCCGCCGAAATCACCCGCTGTGAGCCGGCGGAATCCCACATGCCCAACCGCTCCCGGGCGAAACCCTCATCGGAGAATCGGGACCGCTCACCGAACACCACATCCCACTGCAGCCGGCCACCCAAACTGGGGTTCGCCGACGCCGCCGCCAACGGATCGTCCAAATCCACCGAGCCGTCGCACGACCACTCATGCCACGCCAGCCTCGAGGACTTCCCCGACAGTGCGTCGTCGCGGGTGCGGGTGAACACCTCCCCGTTGGCCGACGGCCCCGGCGGGGTGCCGGTGAAAATCCACTGCGGATTGCCCAACGGGGACGCCGAGGTGGTCGGCATCAACGCCTCCAGGGCGTCGTCGGACAGCTCCTGGGCCTCATCGCACACCAGCACGTCCACGGTGAAACCGCGGCCCGAGCCCTTGGATCGGGCCACGAACTCCACCGACCCGCCGTTGTTGAGCACGATGGCCTCCTGGCCGTTGGTGCGGCGAATGTCCTTCACCAGCTCCGCCAGCTCGGGCCATTTACGGTCGTTGTCGAAGAACGACGCCAACCGCAGAAACGCTTTGCGGGCCGTCTTCACCTCGTGGGCGGTGTGCAGGAACTTCTCCCCCAACTGAACCATCCCGAACAGCTCACGCATTTCGATGACCGCGTTCTTTCCGTTCTGCCGGGGAACAGCAAGCCCGCAGGTCAACGACGCCCACTTGCCGCCCCGGCCGGCGCGGGCGCACCAGTCGTCCAACACCAGCCGCTGCCAGTCATCCGGGGACAACCCGTAGGCCGCCGACAGGAACGCCGCGTCCCCTCCGTCCTCACGGCAACGCCCTTTAGGGGCGACGTGAACCCTCGGCCTTTGAACGCCGCGCGGCAAGTTCATCTAAGGCCGTGCCCTTCCTCTGAACCGGGCTGAGATTGTCCAACTCCCGAACCACGTCGGCGAGCTGCTTGGTGATCGGGGCGATGTCGCGCGGCGGGCCCTCGAACTCGTCGATCAACCCCGACAGGTACGCGCGCAGCGCCCGCAGCGCCGACACCCGATCATCGCCGGGATCAAACGCCACCGCGGCTACTTCTTCTTCGAGCCGGCGCGGGTCTTGGTCTTGCTGGTCTTCGGGCCGTAGCCCTTGCCCTTAGGCATCCTGACCTCCACGTTCGATGTTCACCCGGCCCGGATTCGCAGGTCGGGGGGATATTGGCCGCAATGCCCTGGGTGCGGCAGCCCCACCCCGCAAGGGGGTGCCCCCCACCCCGAGAGGGGTGGTCACCACCGTCGGCCGTGCCGGGGCGGCGGCGGGGCGGTGGCGCGGCGCTGGTTGCACAGCCGATGCGCCGGCTTGAGCGGTCCACGGTTGTCGCCGCCCCGCGACACCGGTGTGACGTGGTCCGCCGACCACGACATCGGGTGCGGTGACTCATCCTCCGCACAACCAACACACGTCCTGATCGCGGATGCGTCTGCGGTTGCGGAGATAGCCGCGGTCCTTGGTGCGGCTCATGTCCGGGTGGACTCCGGGTGTAGTCCGGGTTGGGTCGGCCGGTCAGGCCAGCTCGTCGTCGGTGTCGTCGCCCTCGACCTCGGCGGGAACCTCGTCGTCCACCTCGGGGGCGTCGGGGACGATGTCGTCGAGGGCCTGGGCTGCGGCCACCAGCTCGGACACGTCCACCACTTCGGCGACGCCGGCGTCGTCGAGGGCGAGCTGCAGGTCGGCGATCTTCTCAACGATCTCGGTCTTGGCTTTGGCGAGCTGGGCTACGACGGCATCGACCTGGGCTTGAGTGGACATGACTGACCTTCCGAGAGTGCGGTTGTAGAACAGGATGTATGCAGTTGTCGCCAAGATGGCGGCCTGAATGGTCATTGCAGGGGCACCGCCTTGGTTGTCCAGTGCTCGGTTTCGCCGACGGTCCATGCTTTGCGGCCCGGGGTGCGGGGTTGCCGGTCGGGATGATCCACCAGCGTGGGTTGATCGAGGTGGTCAACCAGCGACGGGTGGGTGTAGGAGATGGTGTGGCCCACGTTCTTCGCCCAATAGCTGATGTGCTGATCGGACGGCAGATGCGAGTCGTGCGCCAACAGGCTTCCGAGGAGTTCGGTGCGGATGGCATACCCCACCGCGTGCAACAGATGCGTGCCGACGATCCAGCAGGCGTCCTGGTCTTTAGCGTGGGCTAAAGCCGTCGCTATCCGCTTCTGCCAATGGGTGGGGCGTTTCTGCCCGAGGTAGAGGCTGACGATGGGGCTTGGTGCCATCGGCAGGCAGGCGTCCAAGTGGGAGCGGAAGTTGGGGACCGGGACGGCGTCGTCCTCGAGGATCACCGACCACGTCGAGGGCATGTTCGACAAATGGTGCTGGACGGTGGTGTGGTTGTCGTCGCAGCCCAGGACACCGTTGTCGATGGAGATGAAATCGGCCCTCACTTGGCGGCCGAGCTGTTTGGCCTGGGAGGAGCGCACGGTGTGGGCGACGATGCCGATGCGGATCACAGCCCCTGCCGGTAAGCCCGTTCCAGGGTGGGCCAGGAGTATCCGTCCCGCAGATGCAGGGCTTGATACACGGCCTCGTTGAACAGGTCGGCTTGGGTGGCGAAGGCGTCGATCCGCTCCGCCAAAACCTCGGGGTTGGTGCGGTAATAGACGACAGGTTGCTTCGCCATGAACTGTCCCGCTTGGGAGGCTTTGACCAGCCATTGCTTCGGCAGCCACGTGTTGTTGGGGGGAATGTCGGGCATGATGACCGGCATCCCGCAGCCGATGGCTTCGTTGGCGGGCAGGCACAGGCCGCCGAACCTTCTGGGCATGACGAGCACGTCGTGGCCGGCGTATTTCTCCCAATAGTTCAGGGCGTCGACCGAGTCGATGGTCAGGTCCACCCTGTTGGGGATTCTCAACCCGTATTGGTTGATCAACCCCCCGACGTAGCCGGATTGCTGGCAGGTGATCGTCACCGAGATGCGGGATTTGACGAACTGCAGGGCGTACAGCAAGTCGAGGGTGCCGTTGCGGTCTTTGATCGCTGGGCGGCCGATCACATGCAGGAAGCTGGTGGCGGTTTCGTGTTTGCGGTGCGGGATGCAGCGGTCGGTTTCAATCGGCACCGGAAGCCAGTCCGTGCCCGATGGGTACTTGTCGAGGTTCCAGGTGGAGGCGGCGACCAGTTTCGTGGGGTGGTCGGTGGGCTGCCAGAACTCGTAGTTGGCGTGCAGGACGGTTCGGACACCCATCCGGTGGGCTTCGCGCCACAAGTGATGGGAGTAGCCGGTTTCGGCGGTGTACACCACGTCCAAGCCGTCTAGGAATTCGACCACGTCGTCGCGGGACATGGTCTGGGTGATCGTGGCGCCGGGGAAGCGGTCGAAGTGCAGGGTGAGGGGGTTTTGGGAGGGGCAGTCCACCACCAGCGTGCGGTAGGGGTGGAGGTTGCGGAAGACGGCCCAGGTCTGCTGCCCGAGGCCGCGGTTGTCGGCCCTCGCGACTAAACCGACCCTAGTCGTATCGTCGGGCATAGATGTACCCGCCCCGTGAGGGGGCTCCGAGTATTTCGACATGGAAGTCCTGGGCGAGTTTCGTGATCAGTTCGCCAAACAGTCCGGGGCCGGGTTCGGCGTCGAACTCCAGCGTGATGTAGCGGGCTTTCCGCAGTACGTCCTGCGGGGCGTTGAGGAGGATGGGGTATTCGGAGCCCTCCACGTCGATCTTCAGCACGTCGCAGTAGGGGTTGCCGGCCAGCTCGTAGATGTCGTGGAGTGTGACGGCTTCGACGAGGTCGCCGTCGTCGCCGAGGCGGGAGCAGCCGTGGTTGTCGCTGATCCGCACCTCACCGGCTTCGGCGTCCACCGCCAACGGAAGAATCCGGTACTTCTTGCCCGACACTTTCGCGGCAGCCTTCAGGTTCTCCGTCAGCAATTTCCGGTTGCCGGGTTGGGGTTCCACTGCGGTCACATTGGCGCCCAAACTCATGCAAAAGGCGGAGAAAGCCCCGATATTCGCGCCCAGGTCGATCACCCGGTGAGTGTCGTCAATGTCCGACTCGGAAACCCGGTAGACGTTCTCCACCCAAATTTCCCGAACCACCAGCGCATCGCTAGGGGAGTCGTCGCGCCCCTGAAAGGCGTATTCGACGTTGGGGGTGAAGATCAGGCTCACAGCGCCCCGAGGATCGTTTCCCAGCGGTGGCGGTAGGTGTGCGCTTGTTTCACCTGCTCGTGAACGCTGCGCCGCATCGCTTCCCGCTCCTCGTCGTGGGCCACATAGTGGTCGATCATTTCTTTGAGTTCGTCGAAATCCCCGAACGTGAATCGGGGCATGTCCAGCCAATCCGTCCCCGGGATGGCGGGGAAGATTTGGAACCCACCCCGGCCGGGGGCCTCGAAATACCGGTCCGACGTGTAATAGGGGTAGGTGAAGTCCTGGCAGAGGGTGTCCCCGACCGCGACCAGGGATCGGGAGTACATTGCGTTCAACTCATGCCCCCTCAGCGAGGTGATCCCGTCGGGGCCGATATGGGTGAACCTGTCCCCGTAGGTGTGTTTCAGCCAGTCGATGAGCTTGGGCCGCCACGGCCACTCCGGGTGATAGCGCCTACTGCCGACGAACACCACGTCGTTGGCGAAGCGGGAGGGCTGGTCGGAGATGTAGCAGTCGCCGCCGAAGACCCCCGCCGGGATGAAATGCCCTCTGACGGGGGTGTTCTCCGACAGCCAGTCAGCCATCAGCTTGTCGACCGTGAAGAAGTGATCGAGCTCCCAGTAGGGGGAGTTGCGGATGTCCGATTGCCGTCTCAAACCCCGCCACAGGTCGAGGTGGTAGGTGAGGGTGGGGATTCGGCGTTCCCGCAACCGTGCGAGGGCTTGGGAGATGTCGCCGGGGGTGTGCCAGCCGTGCGTATGAACCCACACGAACACGTCGGCCTGGATGTCGGCGATGTGGCCGGCGTGGGTTTGGGTCTCCTGCAGCCGCTCCACCGTGTGCCCGAGCTGCTCGAGGCTTTTGGCGTGATGGGTTTCGGAGGTGTAATCCACCCGGAAATTCCCCAAAAACGCGATCCTCATACCGAATCCAGCTCCCGGTCCAACGCCCGGCCCTCGAAGCTCATGCATCGGCAGCCGGGGTGGTGGCGGTAGCGGCGGGCCTGCGCCAAGGCGTAGATGGCTGCATCCCGAGGGGTTGGCTGGTGCGAAGTTTGGGGGTCTGTGTCGTGTGTCGCCATGCCGGCCGCCGTCGGGTGCAGGGAATGGGAAAGCCCCGACAGGGGGGGACTGTCGGGGCCTGCCGCGGGGGAAGCCTTTTGGGCACACCACACCCGCGACATCAGAGTATCACGGAAAATCACAACGATGTAGTTTCGTCGGCGTGTCTCACCGCCGAAACGCGGACGCACACGGTGGCCTGCGGGTCCAGGTTCGCCGACACCCGGCCGTAATCCCAGGCCGGGTCGACGAGGATTCGGGCGAGAATCCAGTCCTTGGACTGCTGGATCACCTCGCCTTGGTGGTCCCGACCCCCGAATTCCACGATCACGTCATCACCGGAGTTGAAGTTCATTCCAGAACCCCTTCGGGCAGGTCGAAACCCAGCAGCCGGCAGAGGAACATGTAGCGGTCTGGGCTCCAGTGGGCGTCGCAGTGCTGGCAGGTGCAGCCCGTCGCCGCGATGATCTTCAGGGCGGGCTGGCGGACGATCTCCCCAGCGGAGTCGCGGCGGTAAACGGTTCTCCTCCCGCAGGAGGGGCAGGCGGCGTCCACGAACTTCGTGGACTCGGGTTCGATGATCGCGACGATCTTGTCGGCCCACCCGGTGACCGTCCTCGCCATCCCGAACACGAGATCGGTGTCCTGGGGGCGCCACCCCTTCCCCGCCAGCCAATGCAACCCGGCGACGGGGTCGGGGGCTTTCGGCTCCCATTTCCGGGTTTGGGCCTCGATGTCGGCCTTCACCTGAACCGCGTCGATATGCACCGGAGGAATGGACTTGGCGGGGGTTTTGGAGTCGCCCTGCACACCCGCCAGCTCCGAAACAAGCACCGACCACAGGGAGGGAACCCAGACGGTGGTGTCGTGGTACACCGCCGGCCTAGGCGCCGTCAACGATTTCACGGCCCGCTCAAACTTGGCCTTCGCGGCGAGGATGTTCTCACTCACTCAGCCACCCACTTCGACACCACCCGCGAAAGTTTCGTTGAGCCTTCCCAGGTGAACTCCCGGAACAACCCCAGTTCCGCGATCACCGCGTCGGCCATCGTCAAGCACCCCGCTCTGTCGATGATGTTCCCGCCGCGCGGTGTGCTGCGGTTAAAGTTCGATTCAGCCTCATAGATCGCGGAGGCAATACGGTCACGCAGCGAAGTGAAGTCATCCCGACGCACAAGCTTCACATCAGCCACCGGTGGGCCGCCAGAAATCCATCAGCTCATCAAGGGCGGGGATGCCGAAGTCCACATCCGGGATCGCGTCGTTCAACCGCTCTCGCGAACGTCGGCGACGTTGGCGAGCTGCGGAATCTGATCCGTCACCGCCTTCGCCGCCGCCGCCGCCGCCAACGGCAACAACGGCAACAACTTCTCGGTGACGACCCGGGACACGAAATCCCCCACCGCTTCCTGCACCCGCGGGTTGCGTAAGGCTGCGAGCAGCAGATTCACCACAATGGTGTTCATGATTTCTTCTCCTTCTTCGGGGGTCTTCTGTCCACAAGGCGCCCGATGTGAACCACCCGGCCCGGGAGGGGTTCACCCACCCGGATGGTGTTTGAGCAGAGGTGCTTGATTCGGGCTTTGCAGATGTCGCACGTCCACCCGAGAGCGGTTTGGACCCGCTCGTCGGTGGGGTCAGCTAGCCAGCGCATCCCTGATCTCCTGCCGGCGTTCCCGGGCGATCTTGTCGGCTTTCTTGCATGGCTCGCACACCTTCGTGCCGTAACGCAAATGCCGGCGGTAGCCGCCCGACGTGCCATGCCAGTCCTCATAGCGCCGTTTAGCCGTGACGGTGGTTGTCATGCCCCGCCGGTTCTTCGCGGTCACACCGCCCCAGATTCCGTGCGGTTCCCGCGTAGCCAGGGCGTGCGCCAAGCATTCGGCTTGGACGGGGCACATGCCGCACACCTTCTTCGCCAAGTTAATGGTTTTCAGCCCTTCCGCCCCGGGCTCCGGATACCACAGGTCCGCCCCCACCTCCAGGCACAGGGCGTCTGCCATCCACTCCGTCACTTGCCCTCCAAAGCTGCCCGGACTTTCGCCATGCCCCGTTTGGCGATGGCGGCGTAGTCGATGTGGTCACACGGGTGAATCCGCCCGGTCCAGCGGATGCCGTCGTCGTCGCACAGCTCGCACTCGGCGATCTCCATCCACGGCTCCATCAGAACGGCGCCTCCTCCGAGATCGGCCACTCGTCCTGGGCCTGCGCCTTGGGTTTAGCGGTTCCGGTTTTCTCGGGTTTCGCTGTCGCCCACCGCAGACTCGGCCCCACCTCGGACACGGTCACGTCCTTCACCGTCCGCTTCTCACCCTGCTTGGTCTCAAACGAGCGGTCGTGAATCTCCCCCACCACGATCACCCGCTGACCCTTACCAAGCGATTCGGTGAGGTTCTCCGCGGTCTGGTCCCACACCGAGCAGCGCCAGAACGTGGCCGGCCCGTCAGTCCACGCCCCATCCGGGCCCTTGACGCGGCGGGATTCGGCCACCGTGAAGCTCGCAACGGCTTTGCCGTTTGAGGTGTACCGCAACTCCGGGGCCTCCGTGAGGTTCCCGACGATGGTGACTTGGGTCATTGTTTTTCCCTTTTCGATGCGATTTTTTGCTGCTCTTCGTGCGCGTTACTTAAGGTGAGAAAAAGATTCCAAGGTGAGTGGTTCTTGTCTGAGTGGTTTTGTCTTGTCTTGTCTTGTCTGCATTGCTTGGGTGGCATTGCTTGCCGGAATGCTTGAAGCATTGGTTCAGGCATTGAGGTTCACCACGTTGTTCGGCGGGGGGGGGGCCCTTCCCCCCCCCGCCGCGGGGCCCCTTTTT